GAGGTACGGGTCAAAGATACTGGCTGGAAACGTATTCTCGGCATGGCGCGCCAGCTCGCCAAGAGCCACGGCAAGGCCGTCAAGGTGGGCTTCGTAGGCGACAAGGCAGACGCCGACCACGAAGGGGGACTGAACAATCTCGAGCTGGCTGTGATTCACGAGTATGGTGCGCCGCGCGCCAACATTCCTGCACGTCCGTTCGTACGTCCCGCGTTCGATGCGCACCGCAAGGAGTATCAGACCGCACTCGCCAAGGGCATGGTCGGCGTCCTTGCAGGGCGCGACGATTATGATAAGCTGCTAGGGCGCATCGGAGCGAAAGCAGCGGCGGACATGAAAGCCTACGTAACTGCGGGGCCTCACATCCCACCCCCGCTCAAGCCTGCTACCGTAGTCGCGAAGGGTTCTGACCGTCCGTTGGTGGATACGGGTCGCATGGTGGGCAGCATTAGCTGGCAGGTGGAGGAATGATGGACCTTTCCTCAGTGCTCACCGCGTTCTTCACCATGGGACCTACAACCGTGACCCGGTACGCGCCTAGCACCTATGATTCCAACGGCCGTGCGGTGGCTGCCTCGCCTAGCGTACTCAGCATTAAGGGGGTGATTGTTCCGCTCAGTGGACGTGAATTACTCAACGCGCCGGAAGGCATCCGGGCCTCGGATTCACGTTGGTTTTTCACGTCCACTGAGCTGTTCACCTCTACTCAGGGTTCGCAGGAAGCGGATTTGGTAACTGTGGACGGCGAATCCTACACAGTGATGAAGAAGATGCAGTATAGCGTTCTCGGCAACTTCTGGCAGTACATGGTTCAGAAGGCGGGGTCCTGATGGGTTGGACAGCCATAGAGAACGCTATTCACAGTTGGGTCACCACTCAGACTAGTCTAACGGCTATCTGGGAGACGCCGAACGCCACGCGCCCGACCGGCGTCTATTGCTCCATTCAGTTTGGCGAGATGATTCAGCACGGCATTGACGAGGTCTATGGCTCGGTGAACAGCGGCGGCACGTCGGGCATTTCTGACTACAAGGAGCAGGTCCAGTCTATCCGCGAGGTGACCGTGACCACCCAATGCTTCGCTCCTGTCTCAACGCCTGGTGCTCCAAAACACCCACCCTACGGTGACAACAGCGCTCGTTCCGTGCTCAGTGAGTTGGCGGCATCGGTCGCGCTCCCTTCAGTGCAGTCCGCCTTCCAGGCAGCAGGGATTTCCTGCTTTGACCCTGGGCATGTAAATACTATTCCTGCGATTATCGGTTCTCAGTATGAAGGCCGCGCAGTGCTAGAATCTCGCTTCTATGTTCTTGAAACAGCCACTGGTTACGGCACCTATATCGAAACCGTGTCGCCGATTGGCGCGACATGGAGTGAATGAGTTACGCTCGCCGCAAAGGATTGAATTATTATGGCTCTTCAAGATTTCGTTAATGTCCAGCTGTCCAGCTCCGGCCCGGCCGTTTCGTTGCCTGGGTTCGGGACCCCGTTGCTCATGGCCGCTGATGCTCCGGGCGGATTCACCAATCGCGTGAGGACTTATACGTCCCTAGCTGGGATGGTCACAGACGGGTTCAGCACTAGCGGACCTACGTATCTCCAGGCGAGCGCGATTCTGTCTCAGACTCCGCACCCAGTGAATTTCAAAGTTGGACGTCTTGCAAACATCCCCCAGCAGCAGTGGCTCCTCACGCCGACCAGCCAGAATAGCACTGTCTATAATCTTTACGTGGATGGCTCGCTAGCAACGTACACGTCCACTAGCTCAGCATCTCAGGCGGCTATTGCGGCTGGACTGGCTGCCGCGCTGACCACGCTGGCGCTCTCTGGTGTGAACGCGGGCGCGCCAACGGCTGCATGGGCGCAATCCACTCCCTACGTCTCCGGCAATTGCGTGGTAACTGCTGCAGGTACGGTCGTGCTCTGCACTACCAGCGGAACTTCCAGCTCTAGTGGTACAGGCCCCACAGGAACGTTGGGTGCGACCGGCGTAGTTGACGGCACTGCGCACTGGACTGTAATCGGGCTCGGCATGACCTCAGGCACGACTAACGCTGTCGTGGTCAGCGCCACTACCGCCGGGGCGTTTCATAGCCTGTATGTCACGGACGGGACCGGTAATAAGGCGCAAGGGACTCTGCTCCTTGATGTCAAGCAGCTCACGCAGGACGGTGGGACCGGACTTGCAGCCGACCTCGCCGCCATTATGGCGGAAGACCCAAACTGGTACTGCCTTCTTGGCCAGTACGACAGCCCCGCAATCATCACCGCGCGAGCGACCTTTGCTGAGGCCAACAAGAAGTTGAATGTCTGCGGCACGCAAGACTCGGCTGTGATTAATCACGCAGCTTCTGGCGCCACGGACATCGCTGCGACCTGCATGTCGTCAGATTACTTCTACACCTCGATTTGGTACTCCCCCTCGAACGCGGACTTCCTCGACGCGGGAATCGCGGGGCTCAAGCTAACCACCACACCGGGCTCTGAGATTTGGGGCCTCAGCGCGGTAGCTGGCGCGCCATCCACGCTGCTCAGCGCCACTCAACGCACTAACGCCCTCGCGAAGAATGCGAACGTCTATGAGCCAGTGGCGGGGGTCAACGTCACCGAAGTCGGCAAGGCCTGCTCGGGTGAGTGGATTGACGTGGTCCGGTTCAAGGACTGGCAGGTTGCTGACATGGAGACCGCCATCTTCAGCCAGCTTGTTACTGCCGCTGCGACCAACTCCAAAGTCCCCTACACGGATGATGGAGTTCAAGCCATCGTCGGAACCGCCAAGGCGTCTCTCAAGCGCGGTGTCGCCGCTGGCGGATTGCGTTCTAGCCCGGCCCCCACGGTCAGCGTTCCGCTCGTGTCGGCTATGAGCCCGACCGACATCCAAAATCGGCAACTCACTACGTTGACCTTCCAAGCCTATCTGGCTGGCGCAATCATTGCGGTCTCGCCAATCAACGGCACTCTGACCTACTAGGAGTAATTCCATGTCCACGAAAACCTATGACCCGAAGCAGGACAAAGTTTCTTTCGGAGGTGTCGTGCTCGGCGGCTTCGCCGACGGCACGTTTATCAAGGTCGAACGCGACGAAGACACGTTCTCGCGCAAGACCGGCGCAGCTGGGGAGCAAGTGTGGATTCGCAACCGTAATCGCGGCGGTAAGGTCACGCTAACTCTGATGCAGCAGAGCCAAAGTAATGACGCCCTCTCGGCGTTCATGGCCGCAGATGAGCTGCTCGGGACCGGAGTGCAACCCCTGTTCATCGCTGAGGTGAACGGTACCACGCTAGTTCATGCTGGCGAGGCGCGCGTTGCTAAACCCCCGGTTGTTAATCGCTCCAAAGATGCTGAAACGGTCGAATGGGTGATGGACTGTGCAGACATCGACGTGTTCGTCGGAGGTCTGGTATAATGAGACGGCAGGAGGCACGGGTCATTGACGGGATGAAGTTCACGGTCCAGCAGATGGGCGGGAAGGCGGGCGGCAAGCTATTCGTTCGACTCAGCTCCTATCTGTTCCCCGCTGTGGGGCAGCTCGGCGAAGCGTTGGGCAAGATGGACTTCTCCAAGGGTTTGAGCAGCGACCTCGACGTAGGCTCGGTGGCGCGCGGAATCAGTGCAGCATCCGGAGTGCTGTTCGACAAACTCACGGAGCAAGAATACGAGGAGCTACTCGCCAAACTTCTGGAAACGGCTTACGTGGAGGTCAACGGCAAGACCGTGCAGCTCTGGCCGCTCTGGGACGATGTGATGGCTGGAAAGGTCCTTACGCAGCTCAAGCTCCTGGCGTTCGCGCTGGAGGTGAACTACAGCGATTTTTTACCCGCCCTCGGCGTCCTCAATCGGGTCGCGGCGGGGGCGTCCGGCTCAGAGGTGTCGAGCACCTCCATGCCGAGTGGTTCGCCTGGCGTCTAGTCTCCGAAGGCTGGGCCACGCTGCAAGAATTAGAAACGTGGTACAGCTTCGTTGATATGATTGATGCCAACGAAGCCCTTGACGCGCTAGAAGAAGCACGCGCGGAAGCAGCAGAGAGGGCTAAATGATTGTACAGGAATTAGCAGCCCGAATCGGGCTAGAAGTAGACGAAGGCGCCTTCGAGAAGATGGAGCACTTTCTCGAATCTTCGAAACTCAAACTCGGGCTGCTAGTGGGAGCCGTGGCTGGGGTGGGGCTTGCTTTCTTCGAACTGGGCAAGAAGACCGCCGAGACCGCAGAGAACATAGATAGAGCTTCCCAGCGAGCTGGCGTATCTACAGATGCCTTGCAGGAGTTGCAGTTTGCCGCTGAGGAGTCTGGCGTCAGCGCTGAAGGGCTTGAACACGCCCTGATTAAGATGTCCCGTGCCGCCTACGAGGCGAAGACGGGGAGCAATGAAGCCGCACGGGCGTTTGGAGGGCTGCTTAGCGGGAAGGACCTGCGCGAGTCGAGTCCTGATGAGATGCTCACGAAGCTGGCTGAGGGTTTCACAAAAATCAAAGACCCCCAGGCGCGTGCGGCGAAAGTCATGGCAATCTTCGGCAGGCAGGGCGCCGAGCTGATTCCACTGCTCAACAAAGGCGCTGCTGGCATCGAGGAGCTGAAAGAGAAGGCCCATGAGCTGGGTGTGGTTCTCGACAAGGACACAATCAAGGACGCCAAGGAGTTCAACGAGAACGCACGCATGATGGAGGCCCGGCTCAAGGGCATCGGCTTTCAGATTGGCTCCAAAGTCCTCAAAGCTCTAGTGGAACTACACCGTTGGATGGAACGCTTTAGGAAAGACCACGCTGAACTAATCTTCCAATCCATCAAGTTCGCCCTGCTAGCGGCGTCCGCTGCCCTAACTGTCTGGATAGCTCTGAACGCCAAGGCGGCCGCCATTGCCGTTCTCTCGGCTGCAAAGACCGCCATCGCTTGGGCCGTAGCCAACGCACCACTTCTGCTAATGATTGCGACCGTCGGGATTCTTCTTCTGTGGCTCGAAGACCTTTATCAATTCCTCACGGGTGGAGATTCAGTCATTGGAGATTTCGTTGCGACGCTCAAGGACAGCTTCCAGGGCGGCGTGATGGGGTTCTTGAAGGACTTCGGGAATTGGCTATTGCATTTCTTGCCGGATACGTTCGTGCAGGCCATGAGCAATGCAATCACAGGACTCGTAAGCTTTCTCAAAAGCCAATGGCATACTGTATCGGATTTTTGGGAAAATTCAGCGATTTTTAAGTTCGGAGCTAAGGCGGTCAACGGGGCATCCTCGCTCTTCGGGGGCGGCGCGCCCACTGGCGGCGCGGGGGCACCTTCGGTGCCATTGCCTATAGGCGGCGGAAAGAACGTACAAGTCAGCGCCCCAGTCAACGTGCACGTGCAGACTCAACCCGGGATGTCTGCCGACTC